CAAATACACTTTCTAATCCATCTAATACTCCGCCTTCGCCGGCAAGAGTAGCTACTCCGCCACCTGCTACTGATATAGGACTTGGCACAGTATCGTAATGCAAATTCGCAAATCCCTTAGGATTATTGTAAGCTACATTTCCTGCAGAATACTTCACAGCTTCGTATTCTAATTGCATAGCACTTTCATTAAACTCACTTGCTGAATAATCCATATTACCATGAGACCAAGATTTAATTTTTGGATTTACCAGTGTATATCCTATAAATCTTTTTCTACTCATTGTGTAAATGCTTACTGATTTAAAAAATGGATCGGAGATACTGTTATCTAATCCGTATCTAAAATTGTCTAAGTTTGTTTTTGTTGGACGTAGGTGAGTAGCACTATATGCAGCATCGGGATTTAATCTATCTGCAACATAATATCCATAATAAATCGCCCACATTGCACTTACAATGCCTGCACTATCATCATGTAAAGTAATACTAACAGGATCGTAATTGATGTTTTTATAAATTACTTTTTTTCGATTATACTGATTTTTAGTCACTGTGTCGAAACTAAATTTAGGAAGTTCAGCAGTTTTTACAAGCAATCCAACTTCTTGGCTATGGTTGTTTGTAAATGATGGTGATCTAATTGCATGTTTATTGAGCTCAAAACTCACATAGTACAAGAATTTTGTACGTGGCGCTAATCTAAACGAGTCGTCAATGAATAAACGAGTAGCATGTTGCCAGTTTGCTTGCTGTCCCTTAGGATTTAATATCCCCTCTGAGACACCTGTTAGAAATCTTGTGAATTTATTTGCCATATTAATATTTATGTCACAAAAAAAGCCCGATAAAATCGAGCTCTTTTTGTTATAAGGTCAATTAGCCTTGGTTTGTAGAAGCACCTGTTACTGCTTCGCCGATTGTACGACCAACTGCTGCACCAATACCACCAATTGGACTTACTGCTGCTGCACCTGCTGCAAACTGTACTAAGTTGTCATAGGCAATCGCTAGTGCAACTGTCATATGTTCGTTAGTGGCATAGTTGTTATCGCCGTAGTCTACGTTCTGCACATAGCAACCGTATAGTTCAAATGTTTCTAGTGTTTCTGGAACCAAAGCACCGTTACCACCGTCTAACACTTCCATACGTAGTGTGAACTTATAGTCAATACCTGAACGAGCTGATGCTTGTTCCATAAAGTCGTATTGCTTCTGGATTTGCTGTCCAACTAACTTTTGAACTTGTCCGCTAGCATCGTCACGCAATGTTAGTGTAACATTTTCTAGTGTATGCTTACCAGCAAGTTTTACCTTACTGTTGTAAACATCAAGTGTCATTTCTTCAAACGACACTTTAGGTCTAGTAATATCTTGAACTTGTTTTGTTAGTTCTGTTGCTGCTGCTACTCCAAATCCTAACAAGGTCACTCTAAAGCGATACTTTAACTTTGGCATAAGAAGTACCTGCGTACTTCCTGCCTGGTTAGTTGTTGGAATACCAAAGTTATTTAATGATGTAATTGCCATTTTTAGAATGCTCCTGTATTTTGTACACGCAATGGAATGTAGATGAATTCAACTGCTTTAACAGGTTGAATTGCAAGATCTAAATATAGCTCATTACGATCAATGCGTGATGGTGTGTTATTACTTTCGTCACATACCACTGCGTAATCGTAAATTGCTCTTAAACCTACCAATTCTAGCAACAAACTTTCTGCTGCCTGTTTGATTTCATCTCGTGTAATTTTATCATTTGGTTCAAATATATATGGACGAGCTAATTTATTCAACTGGCTACGTAGATATACTGTTAAACGTGATACGTTAATACGATCTAATGCACTTGCGTTTCTTGCGCGAGTTTTTTGACCGTATGCAACTAGGCCAACGCCGTTGAAGAACGGAATTGGATTAATCTTTAGATCATACAGTGTGTCGCGCTGTCCTTCGTTCAATGCAACAGTTTGGAATTCGCCGCTCAAGCTGTCAATATAACCAACTGCTGTAGCATTAGTAATTCCACCGCGTCTTGTTCCTGCTGGAGCAAACCATGGATAAGAAACATTGTCGCTTAGAGCGATTGTTTTTAGCATCATGTGGCTCGCTGGCACAACTGCTGGAGCACCGCTTAGATCAGTTGTAAATCCATTTGGATAGTAAGTTGCTAGGTATTCGTCATATGTAACAACACCATCATCACCGTTATCAGTTACTAGATTAGCGTTAGTACCCCAAGTGGTTAGACTTGTTGCATCGCTGGCTAAACGCAATGGCGTATCGCCAATTACAAACGCTGTAATACCTCGGTCAATATTTAAGTTAACAAGATTGCTCATTAGCTCAGGATAACCTGGGGCAGCAATGATGTTAAAGTTACGACGTTCTTCGTCACGGATTTCTGAGCTGGTATCAACCGCACTCTTCATTGCCTGTACAACAACTTGACGTTGTGCTTTGCGACCAAAGCTGCCTGACCCATCTTCGTTATTGCCTGAAGCAGTAACCCAACGATCAGTCCAGTATGCATCCATACTTAAACCTGAACCGCTGACAAATGCGCTACCAGATAACGTTGCGGTACTTGTACGTGGATTATCTCCAGCAGTATCAATGTAGCTGTTTGCGTATTGTTTAACGTTACCACCACTACGACGCAGGTTCCATAGCAACATACCTTTTGGATATAGTGCTGGGTCTGGAGCATCTGGATCTAAGAAGTTGTTTGTTAACAGGTCTTCAATTGTTCCTTGTGTTGACGATAATCCGTCTGTATTCCAACGTGCATCAGCAAACACCACACCTTCTTCTGTTGTTTGATCAGTCTTGTCAACTAATTCCCAGCGTTGTGCAACGTCAGCAATATCAGTTAAGTTACTGTTATATCTATAGATAGTTGGGAAATTTTCTAAGTCAGCTGTGCTGATCCACAAATCGCCTGTTTGCATACCTGTAACATACGGATTGCTGGCTGCAACTACCGGAGCATATCCGACTCTTGTTGATGCCGCTTCAGTATATGGAGCAGTTGCGTGTCTATAGCCTACCCAAGTAGCACCGTTGTGGATCATTAGATCAACATCTGCAAAGTTTGGATTGTACCACATCTGGCCATCAGTTGGTTCATTTAGTGGAGCATCACCGCTGACGGCAGGTCTTGGATTGTCAGCAGCTAGTGGCTTCCAACCTGTAACTAAGTAGTCATCGGCTGCGCCAGCAACTAGCAATGCTGATAAGCTATAGAAGTTTTCAGTACCTGTTCGTGTACTGATGTTGTATACTGTGAATAAACTGCTTACTGGAGTACCTGTACCGTCAGTAATTCTAAAATCGCCGCCCAATGTGTGGCTGATTACTAATTTAGCAGATGTTGCATTTACTGTAACAACAGAAGCTACAATATTTGTAAATCCTGCTGCGTTGATTGCTCCTGCAATTGTATCTGCATCATCGCTAGTACCAGCAGCGGTAAAGCTGATAGGCTTTGCAGTATCTAATGCTTCTTGACCTTTTAGTGATTCGGCTAAATCAAATGTGTAGGAACCAGCTGCTAGTGTAGTAGCATTAATTGTATTTGAAGTAGCACCGGTTGCTGCATTTGCTGCAATGTTTCTATACCATACGCGGAATTCTGTTGTTCCAGGAGTAGCATCAAACCCGCCTGTTTCAGTTGCGTTGTATTGTGTAAACAACGAATCTGCAGAAATATTTGCGCCACCGCCGCTACGATCTAGATAAAAACTAGCAGCGTTTGTTGAGGCATACAGTGGAGCTTCGTATGCTACCCATGATAATGTAGCAGAACTCCAACGCTTGACTCTTAAACGAGCACCATTATTTGGTTCTGTAGTTTTCACCCATACAGAGCCTGTCGGTGCGCCGTTTACTGTACCTGCGTTGTCAGCAATTTTAAATGCTGGAACACTAGTGTGTGAGCTTTGTTGTAATTCTGGTGATAGATATAATCCAACGGTAATACCGCCTACTGTATTCCACGAGGCAGTACCATTTTCTATTAAGATTGCACCATCAGCTCCGGTAGAATCGCCGGCGTCGCCGTCTGCT